GAACCAGGGGGTCGTGGGTTCGAATCCTGCCGGGCGCACCAGTAAGAACAACGGCTTAGACAGAAATGTCTGAGCCGTTTTCCTTTGTGGCCCCGTAAATGGGAAGCGCCAGCGAGATCGCTGGAGGTGTAACGACGCGCGATATTTGGCACACATTTGCGCGATAAATGGCACATAAGTTTATTGCACTATGAGCAACGTAATTGCCTTAGATAACATCTACCGCGCTCACAGTATCGGCAGATTCAACTGCGGCTTTCCGCGCCCAACTTACTGCATACGCCGTTTGCACTTGTGCGGCGATTGCGCCAGCGATTGCCAGCAGATCAGCAATCCCAGTTATCGCCATGTCGCCGTTGTCAGCGTCTCGCCACACAGCCGGCAGCGGAAGTCCTGCGCTGGCCAGCATGATTGCCTGACCGAGCAGAGACTGTGATCTGCTGTCGGCCTGCCAGGTCCGACCGTGAGCGGTGACGTTGGCAATGCAGGCGAAATCGCGATCGCGCTCAATCTGGATCAGTTTTGCGGCGATTGCATCGGCAAGCGTCAAGACGAACGGTGTAACTGGCCCGAATTCACCCGCAACAGCGCGCGCAAACAGCCCATAGTCGTTAGATGGCGTTGCGGTGAACGGAACTTCTCCAAGGTCTGCAAAATAAACAGTTATGTCAATGTCGCCGGTCGGCGTGTATTGCGGGGAGTGGGCTGAAATAATTTGCATGAGAAATCCTTACGCGATGCGTTGAAATAACGTAACCGCTTTATTTCCGGCGTAGGGGGTTGCCGTCCCTAGCGCACGCCATGTCCCTGATAACGCAGCCCCTCGGATCGTTGAAGACAGAACAGTGCCGCCGGCTGAGCCATCCGATTGCTCACCAATTGGCAGTAAATCCGACCCGGCATACGTGCTTCCAGCAGTTATGGCGCCGGCTGCACCAGTAGTTTGTCGTTCTGCAAATACCAGGCTTCCTACGTTGGCATGACCATGATCGTGTTTGACGGCCTTGATGGCGTCCGCCTGCGGGCTGCTGGATACGGTCGGCGTTGCCCCTGATCCGGTGCCGCCATTGGCTACACTAATGGGGTAGCTGATAGGCACCGTTTTGCCGACTGTCTTCCACGCCGTCCCATTGCACACGACCAAGCAGGATTCGCCCGCTGCCAGCGTGATCGTACTTGCCCCGTCGATCAACTCTGAAGCATTGGGATCGAGCGTGATGACGCCGGCTCCGCTGTTGCGCACGCCAACAACAAACCCGTCACCCAGCGTTGCCGATGCGGTAAACCCCAGGCTCCATGTGCCGCTGGTTGCGTCGATCAGATTTCCGCGATCTGAGGCAATAACCGTATAAGCAGCAGACTTTCCGACCACGCCATTGAGCGCCGCGCCGAGTGCCGCAAGTGCTGCCGCCTGCGTACCTTCCGTGCCGAGCAGTCCGGACAAGAAGTCATGCAAGTCGGTGAGTGCAGTCTTGAATTGGGCTTCGGTAATGCCGGCGCCGGTAAATGCTGCTGCTGAGGGTAGGGCGGGCACTTAGTACCTCCACATCTTGGTTGATGAATCGGCGTTCCACATCGCGGTGGTGTCGACGGCCGACCACATATAGTCGGCGGAACTGCCATAGTTGATCTGCACCCACGGTCCCTTGGCGATGCCGACTGCGGCCACGCGGAGGATGGTGGCGCTGCCGTAGAGCGCTGTCGCTGTGTAGTTGCTGGTGGATGTCTCACCGGTGCGCGTCCAGGTCTGGCCATCGCTGGATTGTTCGATGATGTAGTAATCGGCCCACGGGCTAGGCTGCCAGGTCAGCAGCATCTTTTCGGGCGCGGCGGGCATTGAGCGGGTAGAGAGACCCAGAATGGAGGGCGCGTTGGTATAGCCGGCAAGTTGGCTGGTCTGGATGGTCGGCGCAATCTCGCCCGTCTCTGCGGTGTGGACGTTGGCATCTTCGTTGATCGCCTCGATCTCGGCCGAATAAAGCCCACGCGGACGGACGGCGATGACACGGGCGGGCTGGCGCCAGGTATCGGCCCAGCCGAAGGCGTAATGCGTGCGTTCTTCGGTGCCGCCGGTGTATGACTCAAAACCCGGCACACCAGGAATGCACACTTGATTGGGTAGCGGGCCTGGATAGCAGGCGTACGGGCCGTAGACGCTGCCGTCCCGCTTGCGCAGTGCAATGTAATGGGTTCCGCTGCCCCATGTCAGAGGTTCGGATAGCGTCAGCGTTTCAAAGGTGCCAGTCCATAATTCGGCCGATCCCGTTGCCGCAACCGACAAAGTCCAGTGAGATGCCCCAGCGCCTGGATAAAATCGGTACATCAAGCGGTCGTTGCTGCCGAGTACCACGGCAATGATGGTGATCTTCCACCACGCCCCCCAAGACTCCACCGATACACTATCGCCGGCCGTTACGATTTGATTAAACGCGCCGGTAGACGTGTCTACATTCGCGTACGTGTATTGCGGCGTACCCCCGCCGCCGCTGGCATAGCGGTCGGTCCGGATGGTCACAAAACGGCTGGAGATTGCGTCCTTACGCACAAAGAAACTTTGCGTGTATGCATTGCCGGAGATGACGGCTTCTTCCGGTGAGTAGATGTAGCCATAAACGCTTGTGCTCGCATCTGTGACAATCGCGCCGTAGGTAACGCCATCCGGCCCGATTGATCCGGATGTTGGCGCACTAACGCCCACTGTCATCCAGGCGCTGACAGGGGCAATAGACTCGGAAACGTCTGCTGCTACCACCTCTCCACCCTGACCCCATGCCGGCATATCGTGCTGCACGGCAATAAGGTCACCGAAGCTGGGAATGAACCCCTCCATTTCGGTGCTGAACTTGATGAGCTTGCGCCGGTATCGGTTGCTCGCGGCCTGATACATGCCCTCGCGGAAAGCGTGGTCCCGGTTGGTTACGCCGAATAGTTCGACCTTGGCGGCGCGTGCTGCCGTGCTGCCCGGCAGCTTTGCACGGACCCGGCGCGGCGCCCAGTTCGTCGCGTCGAAATAGCCCACATCAATGGCATCGGCAGTGTCTGCTGTGGGCATCAAGTAATCAACGCTGAATGACCCCCGGGCAATATTGCGCATGCTGTAAAGCTGCACCGGCAGGGTTTGCGCCTGGTCGCGCATGATCCGAACAATGCCGGCCTGCTGGAAGGTCTTTGCGCGGCCAGCCGCCGCAATCTTTGAAACAGCCTCCCAGAAGCTGATGAAATTGTCGAAGCGGGCGTCGAAATGGTCGTCGCGGGCCGACCAGGTGGCGTCAAGTGCAAGCAAGGCCGGCAAGTCGATCTGTGCATCGGTCAGCCCGATCTGCTTGCATACATAGACGATGGGCCAGGCAATCGAGCGGGTGGCGGTGTTGGCACTCCAAGCCGTCCCGTTCCAGGTTGGAATCTTGCGGGTGGCGATGACGTTGACCTTGCGGCTGGCTTGCATCGACAGGTTGTTCGAGGCTCGCATCCGCATTGCCAGCAATGTCACATCGCCATAGGTACGCGAGTCGGGCAAATAGGCGCGGAGGCCGGCCCATGCAATGTCATGCCCATACGCCGTATCGGTCTGCTCGACATCGATTCGACGCGCCCGCACCTGATACCGGGCAGGCGAAATATTGTTGCGCTCGCTATACCGCTGCGGCGTGGTGGTAGCGGCCGAATAACTGGGGGCGGTCAACGTGAACCAGGCACCGAATACCGTGCCTGAATCATCCACCGTGCGGGCCTCTACAACCGCTGCCAGAGAGATCATATCCAGCGCGCCGGTCGTCGCATCCGCGTGATACAGACCTCGCGGAAGAACGAAATCGACGCCTAGAAAGTTGGCCTGAGTGGCTGCTGCATTGGCTGTGAAAGGGCCAACCCAGGTCGAGACGGTGCAGGTACTCCCGGCGGCGATTGTGCCGCTGGCTGCTGTAGTGACCGTGAATGTATCGACAGTGGGCGCCGTGACCACCGTATACGTACCATCCAGCGCCCCACCGCTGGTGAAGTCCAGATAAACAGTGCTGCCCGTTGCCAGACCGTGTGCAGTAGCTGTCACAGTGACCGTGCTGCCGCTACGGGCGTAAGTGCCGGCGATACACGGCAGGTCTTGGCCGGAAACTTCGGTCGCTGACACCACATTCGCCGGGAACAGGGTCAGCGCGCCACCGGGCGGAATGATCTCGTAGGTGATCTCGGCAAAGCTGCTGATCGGGGTGTCTTCGATGCGGATCGCCTCGATGTCGAACTGACCCCGGCCAATGCAGAACAACTGATAGAGGTATTGCTCATTCCCGGCGTACTCCTGGTACGGCTGCGCGGCATAGTCCGGGTAGGCGAGCATGCGACCGAAATGCTCCGGGATGGCCGCCTCCAGCCGGGCTGCATTGCCCTGCGCTTGCAGGTTGTAGGTTGGCGACGGGGCGGCGAGGGCGGCGGCTTGTTGCGGGCTGGTGAGCTTGGGCGGTGGAATCAGTGCGTTGACCAGCATCATGCCGGCCATCGTGGAGCCAATGCCGATGGCGCTCTCCAGCATGCTGCCCGCAGCGAAATCCATGCCCAGATTGCCGGCGATGTATAGCCCGGCCATCGGCGCAAACATCATGACCGCCATCATCAAAATCATCTGCAAGGGGTTGCTGCCACCCTTGCCGCCGCCCTGCGGGATCGCCTCGACATCGATGAAGGCCAGCGTCTCGCCGTGGTGAAGTTGCCTGTCCCAGTCACGGCGTAGCACCGCCTGACCGTTCAACACGGCAATATGCGGTCGCCGCCAGTCTGGCGCCAGGCTGCGGATACTACGCGGCGCGACGTGATCGACGCGGCGCTTGCTGGGTACCAGCGCGTGTTGCAGGTAGATGACAGAGGCGGTCATTTGATGCCTTGGAACGTGTAGTACTCGCGCCGACCGAAACCCGACATGCGCCAGGATGAGTCAGAGGTGAACACCACACCGGCGCCGCGCACACAATGCAACACGCCGCCGCCGTCGATCTCCAGCCAGGTGCCGATGTGCATGGGTTTGTGGATGATGACCGCATCGCCGTGACGTGGACGGTCAACCCGCTGCCAGCGCGAACGCTCGGCATGGTTGCCGAACAACTCCACTAGCACGGTGTGGTCTTCGTAGTCGGGCGCGATGATGGCCGGGACCTGAATGCCGAAATGCCGCGCCTGGATCAAGCGGAAGAAGCTCATGCAGTCGTAGGCCTGCGGCCCTTGTGCGCCGGCTTCCCAGGGGGTGCCGATGTAGCCGGCGTAATCGGTCATACCACCAACCCCGGAAAGGTTTCGGAGTCGTATTCAGTCGTCGGAAAGCGGCGGTTGATCAGGTCAGGGAAGCCGGCGACGGCCTTCACGCGGAACACGTCCGCCGTGATGCTCATGATGGTCATGTGGATCGGCGGATCGTTCTGCGGGCCTGTCAGGTCGCTGCTCAGGTATTCCCGATACGTCGCCTGAACCATATCGGTTGAACTCAGCGCCGCCTCGATGTTGGCGACGATGGCGCGGTCTACGTTGTCAATCTCGATGGTCAGTTGCGGCACGCCGCTGGCGCTAACCTCGGGCTTGGTGAAGTCGAAAGCGAAGCGCACGAAAGTGACGCTTGCGCCAGGGTCGGCCGGTGCGCTGGCTTCGAGCGTAGCGGTCAGGTCTGCCCAGTCGCGCACGACGCGGATCGGTGCACTGAATGCCGGGTGGCGCAATTCAAGCGTGTGGTAAATCACCTGATCGGCGGGGGCGCTGGCGTAGGCTTCGCGGATCGCCTGGCTCAAGGTGGTATCGGTCATCGGATTTCCAGTTGCGCGGAAACAGACCAGTTCATGCCCGGCGTCAGGGTCGATTTCCAGATACCGGCAAATCGCGCCTCTACGCCGTCGATTCCGGTGGTGCCGACCGCCAGCGCCACCGTAAACCAGGCCGCGCCGCCCGCCGCTTCGGCGTCGCTATCGAACCAGGTGCGGAAGCTAGCCATCTGCGCGTCGGTGAATATCCACGTCACGTCGATCTTGTCGTTGCGGGCCTTGGTGCGGCGCCGCGCGCGGGGGCTGCCGACCTCCATCTCGGTACGGATAACCGGATCAACCGGACTGAGTGCGTAGCCGTCGAATGTCGGTGCGGGCAGCGTGGCGGGAAAGGTCGGCATATCAGTACGCTCCTGCTACGCGGTTGAGGCCATAGGTTGAAGCCAGCGCCCCGGACACTGGGCCGTTACCCCGCGCAATATCTCCGGCAATGGCCCCTTTGACCTGCTCGATCAGCACATCAATGATCTTGCCGCCGCTGCCATCACTCCGCTCGCGGCTGGTCGCCTGTGTGCCGCTGGCGTTGTTGATGACATTGACGACCACACTGGTGCCAAGACCGCTTGCATCTACGCCCAGGCGGCCAGTTGGCCCCTTGGATATTGGCATGATGGCTTCGGGTCCCGCCTCGCCCATGATGCCGCCCTTGGCGAAAAAGGTTGGCTTATCCACGATCTGGTTGCGCCAGGCGCTGATACCCGGAGGCGTGCCACCTTTGGCGTAGGGGTTCATCGCAGCGAGAGTTACGGCATCCGATGAAACTGAGGCGGCAGAGCCGGCACCGCCGAACCAACTGCCGACCAGGTTACTGAACAGGCCGGCGAGCGGCTTGGTGATGCTTGCTTGGACAGCCATGCGCACCATGTCGGCGATGATGCTGTTTGCCAGGCTCTTGAAATCGAGTTTCCCAGTCATAACGAACTGGGTCAGGGCGTCTTCCATCCCCTTGAATGCACCGGAGACGGAGGTTTTCACGGTGCTGAAAGTGTCTGTGACCGTTTGTGCGTAATCATTTAAACCCGCTTGCAATCCTGCGAACGGGCCAACCTGTTTGCCGGTGGCCTGCATGCCGCCGATTTCGGCGTACAGGGCGCGCCATTTCTCGCGGGTGGCGTCATCGGGCGCGGCGTCGATCAACTGGCGCAGTCGCGGTAACAGCGATCCGGACAACTCATCGCCCAACTTGCCGGTTTCCTGACGCAGTTCGATCTGCGCGGCAGTTTGCGACTTGAGGCCGATGCTGACCTCGGCATCCAGTCTGCTGCGGATGCTATTCAGCCTCGCCTGGCTGGCGTCGAACGCGGCGGTCACATCTTCGCC